ATCGAACCATGCCCAACACTGCCACGCCAGACGATTCAGCCATTTTAGCGCCGTGGCATATTCGTTAATGACGCCAGCAAAAGCGGATACTGCGAAAGTCCCGGAAGCCGTAACGTTTGATTCTCCACACTCGGTAAGAATGTAATTCATCACCCCCGCCGGGGTGCCAGCGTCGGCGACGCAATCCACTAATATCTGCTCTGAAACGGCAGTGGACGGATCAGGCTGAGTAAGTGTGATATCTGTAGCATGATCGACAGTGGTGGCGGCACTCAACCGGATCGTCCGCATAGCACCTTGAAGCTCTACGCTTATGAACACATTGCTGGAACAGATAACCGCCTCAACTCGATTGTATTGGAAATATGCTGATGTCAGTTCAAATGTATAATTAACCATTTTCGGACCGCTATCGGTTATCCCGTTCTGCGCCCACAAAGCAAGGACTCGATTGTTGGAATCATCCATCAGATTAATAGCCGCATCATACGAGTACGAGCAACGGAAAACGATACTGACCGTCATCGTGACTTGCGCCCTATTACCAGGCGCGCTGTTGTTAAATATCCCTATGGCATGTACACATTGATAGCCGCTCGTAGCAGCAGAGCTATATATGGGGGTATTGGTTGTCCCCTCAGTAATTTGCATATTATCAACACTGTGGGGGTGCTCCGGGTCAGTCAGTGATATGTCCAGCAGCGCCCGAATATTAGCCGCCTGCGCCGCCGTAATTAAGATAACGCCTTTCCCCGAATATTGGGTTAGAATATCTATCTTCTGCCCCACCGGCGCGGAATATGGGATGAAATAAATATCTCCATCAGAGGCAAGAACTCCGCCAATATAGGCCCCAGCAACCGTATACGTCAAAGCATAGGTCGATACTACTCCTGCTGAGCTTATCTTCTGCCCAACCGTAGCGCTAAATGGAATGAAATGTATATCGCCATTAGCCGTGAGAACACCGCCAGCATAGGCACCAGCAACCGTGTACGCCAGAGCATATGTCGATACTACTCCTGCTGAGCTTATCTTCTGTCCGACTGTCGCAGAAAATGGAATAAAGTGGATATCGCCATTGGCAGCAAGAACGCCGTTTAAATACCCATTAGCAAGCGTATATGCCAGTGCATATGTCGATACTACCCCCGCTGAACTTATCTTCTGCCCAACTGTCGCGGAATCTGGGACAAAATGTATATCGCCATTAAGAGCAAGAACACCACCAAAATAGGCACTAGTATGCGTATAAGCCAATGCATAGGTTGATACTACGCCTGCCGAACTTATCTTCTGGCCGACTGTAGCGGAATATGGAATAAAATGGATATCACCATTAGCCGCAAGAACCCCGCCGGTATAGGCATTAGCAACCGTATACGCCAGAGCATATGTTGAAACTATCCCTGCTGAGCTTATCTTCTGTCCGACTACCGCAGAAAATGGAATAAAGTGGATATCGCCATTGGCAGCAAGGACACCGCCGTAACTCGCACTAGCCACTGTATACGCCAGCGCATAGGTCGAGACTACGCCTGCTGAGCTTATCTTCTGCCCTACTACCGCATTCAACGGGATGAAATGGATGTCGCCATTGGCAGTAAGAACCCCGCCGGTATATGCATCAGCAACCGTATAGGCCAGTGCATATGTTGAAACTATCCCTGGCGGATCAGCCCCCCCCGTATATACAGTGCAGTAATCATCAATATTTATATCCGCGATCTTATTATTCCGGGCATAAACATTGGTGACGGATGTCACTGCCCGGTCGCTAAACATGTAAACATACGGAGCGACGGCATATACGCACAGAGATGGGATTTTGCTAACCGTACCAAAAGGGATGGGAATCACCTTCCCAACATCGTCGGGATCGGCATTCGCATATGTTACTGAGTCAACTTTTGTGCCGATGTATTTATTTTCCAGCCGGACTGTCTTATCCTGAATGGTCACGGTGGCTGTCTTATCGCTCAATATAATATCTCGAACATACCCGGTAAACATCTGTTGAGGTGCATCAGAGCATCCGGCATACCATAGGTATAATATCGCTGGGGAATCCTCCACTACAGGATTTAGGAGTATCTCATCAATGGTTGTCCCTCGAATTATCCCGATAGATATTTGGGTCACGCTGAACTCATCCATTGCCCCGGAAATCCCCTGGCTGATCTCATCTAGCGAGTTTATACACGCTATTGTAGTGCCGAAATCAGGCACAGCCAGTTCCCTGCCAGCTAGATAGTAATCTGTTGAGGATATCGTGAGTTCCCAAAACCAGAACGGTTTTGACCCAGTTCCTTTGAGCCGTTCCACTTCAAACGCCGCCGGGAAGGTCTTCACAGTTGGACCTCAAGAGTTAGATTGATACGGTTCATGTCAATCCCAATTTGTTGCCATCCCAGATTTTTATATCGTGCTGTCCATGATGTCCCCTGCCGGTCGTTCCATGTGAACAGGGTTTCCCCACCGCCGACTGTAGTCTCCATAAAATCAAGAAGGGATTGAAGCGTTGACCATCTCTCCGCAGGGAAAATCAGTGTTTCTGTCCGGAATATGGGAGCTCCATTATCATTGCTATGCGCCGCTCCCGATGAATCATAATCAATCGCGCATTCCTGCGATTCTTCCCACCCACGCGTATGTAGCGGATTATGATCCATAGTAACCGTGGTTGCGCCATATACAAATGATGTCGCCATGTCAGACCCTTATCATCGAGATGGAAACCTCATTGACCCCCGGGATCACATGCTGCACCTGAACCCGCCGCGCCCCGAACCTCGCCGGAAATGACATATCCTGCCCGACAAGAGCAAGGGTGAATTGATCAAAATATGGGAGGTCGTCAAACATGAACCCCCGGAGGTTCGACAACTCCGCATCGGTCATCCATGGGAAAATAACATCAAACGGCATGTCGGCAAAAACCTTGCTGAAATATATAGGCACATTGCAGATTGTCCGTTCCGCAGGCTGTACGATATTGAGAGTGTATGACGGATACCTGAACCCATGCTCAAATGATATTGTACCCGCCGTGGAGTGTCGGAATTCGATTGAAATATTCTCGAACTCAACGACGTATCCGGGAAGAACATAATCGCCCTCAACATATCCGTATGTTATCGCCGTGGTCATAGGGTATAATTCCCCAGCCGTTTCAGTTCAGAGAAAACGCCCCTTGCCATGGCCGGGTAATCCGTTGCGCTCGTCACGTTGGGTAGCACAACGGAGATGCCACCGGATATGTTAATCGGGTTCCCGGAGTTTTGGCCTGCCGGCGTGATCTTTTCCCCCTGATGCACAAGCGCTAAACCCGTATGCGGGACATAATCCGTGCCATTGGCATATTGAGGGAGATTAAAGGGATTTATCACATTGCCCTGGGCGTCTATTGGTTCCCCCCAGTAGTTTGTCCCTACAGGGATTTTTTTCGATGATTGCTGTATTGATTGTTGCGCTGACTTGTATTGATTTTGTATTTTCCAATCATCTTTAAATATAGGCATCCCATTCGCAAAACCTACAATCTCCCCCAGCAAAACCTTAACCTCTTCTTCAAATTTCAGGTTAACTGCTAGCTGCGAATTTAATTGTTTTTGGAGATCGAGTTGCGCCTGTAAGCCAGCTATAGCCACCTCATTTTTAAAACGGATTGCAAGTTCTAAATCTTTTTCGATTTTCTGCTGTGCCTTCTGTCCTGATTCTAAATCACGTTGGAATTTTATCAACGACTGATCTTTCCCCATCAAAGCGTCATATGCTTCTGCTAGGGACTTGATCGCATCATTCATTGCCATAAATGCATCAGCGCCACGTGTGCTTGTATTCACAGTGTCAATCGCCCACTGTTTTTCAATTGTTGTCAGCCGGATAAGGGCATCAGCGTTGCCTAATTCTGCCGCTGTTTTCAATTCAAGGAATTCAACACTCTTCTGGATCGCCTGTTGTTTCAACTCCTCCGCTGCAACGTATTCCCCGGACATTTCGAGAGAGAGGATATTAGCATCATTCAGGAGTTGTTCATTTTCCAGCTTCCGCTTTGCCGCCTCGTCGCTCTTATCTTCAAGCACCTGGAAAGCGTCTTTCATGGCCTTGCCGATGATCTCCCCGCCCTCGAAATCCCGGAGGCTGTTAAAAGCCTTTTTGATCTTGTCGGCATATTCCGTCGCCCCCTCATCGCTTAGAAGCTTCTTTTCGGCGGCGTTGAGTTCTGCTATTTTCTTTTCAAATGAGTTGAGGGAAGGGTTCGCCGCATCTAATTTCCCTTGGAGGGATAGCAGTTCATCATTCCACCGCTTCTGCAATTCAGCGGCTTTTGTTTTCCCTGCCTCTTCATTGAGCCCTTCCAGATACTTTTTCATGGTATCATCAACAGGTTTTGCAGTTGCCGCTTTTAACGCCTGGTCTTTTTTCTTTGGGCCGGTAAATTCAAATGGCTGTATCTCCATACTCTCAGGGAGAAGCTTATTCAGCAAGCCCCTCGTCGGCCCTGTCATAATGTTAAGCGCCGTTTGATCCAACACCAGAAGTTCTTTTGTGAAATCCTTTATGCCGGATGTTTTCCGCATGTTGACTATCGATTCAACAAGATCGTTCATGTAGGGCAAAAGGCCATTTGCGATGCTGTAGCCAAGCCCTGTTGCTGAGATTTTAAGCCGAGTCAGATTATCGTTAAACTCTTCCGCACTTTTGGCAAAATCCCCGGACATTATCACGCCGAGCCGTTGGGCCTCTTCCCTCATCCCCTTAATGCCATCCTTGCCAGCATTGAGCAAAGGGATCATATCCGAGCCGGATTTACCGAATAGCTTCATCGACAGCGCGGTTTTCTCCACTCCATCCGGCATTTTGGAAAACACATCTGAAACGTCAAGAAGCACATCGTTTGCTGAACGGAGTTGACCGTCTGCCGTCCTGAACGACACCCCTAAAGCATGGAAAGCCGCAGTCTGTTCTTTCGATCCAGTCCCGGCCTCCATGATATTCTTGTTGAGTTGTTTCAGCCCGATACCAAGCTGTTCAATGGATACGTCCGCCAGGTCGCCAGCGTATTTTAAAGCGGAGAGGTCTTCAACAGAAACGCCGATTTTTTGAGACATTTTATTGAGGTTATCAGCGGCGTCTATGGATGATTTAATGAAGCCAACGAAAGCCCCGGCCCCGCCGATTGCGGCAAGCAGTCCGGTAACGCGAGTTACAACCATGCTCATCTTATCGAAATGGCCCTGGATGCCGGTGACGGATTTACCTATCGACTCGCCCATCTTCTGGGATTGATATTGAGCTTTCGTTGTCGCCTCGGTAAACCTGGCGATGTTGCCGCTGATCTCAATTACGAGTTCCCCAAGCTGTCCGCTCATATTACCCCGAATGCCTCTCTGTCAATCCTTGCTATCTCGTCATCAGTCATAGTGGCCGGTTCTTTCTGTGGAGGTTCCGGCAACCAGGGGGCGAAATCTCTCATATCCCACGGCTCTTTTTTCTTGTTGGGGTCCCGGTATCGGTTGTAAAATAAGCTTTCAATTTCTGCTAGCTTCAATTCAATCCGATGTTGCCCGAATGGACGTATGCTAGAGTATTCCTGCCAGTCTAAAAACCGCTTACAGGACAAATATGGGAGAAGGTAATCCGGGTGCGGGAAGCCGAGCGCTAAACAGAGGTCAAAGGCAAAGAGTCTGTTAGGCTCGGCTCGGAGTTTTTTTCATCACCCGATAACCCGTTGACCCGCTTTGCGGCGTTGGCAATCTCCAAGTATACTTTTGGCTTAGTTCTCGCCAATCTGGAAAGGTCATCATCGGTAAAAAACCTCTCCCCTCCCTCATTCACAACCGAAAGAAGAATGAGAACATTCGTAAATTTCACACTGTCGACATTCCCATCCTCATCCCGGCACTTATATTTTGAGTAAAGCTCCAGGTAGTCAGTTGCGCCGATTTCCGACACGATGATTTCACCCTTCCCCACCGGGACGCGCTCTGTCTGTAGCGCGGTTTCCTCAAAAAACTCTTCTCGATTGAGTAGCATAAAACCCCTTTATGATTTGGTTACGGCCCCGGAGCGCCGCAACTCGATGGACCCAGTAACAACGCCGTCTTTCGATGCCTGACCGATCTGCGGAAACGCGCGGACGGAAGCGGCAAAGGTCCGGATAGGAGTTGACCCGCTGGGGAACGTGATCTTATAGTTCTTGGATGTTGCCGCGTTGAATGAGGTTTCCATTGCGGCCAGGCCGGTATCGCTGTCCACACAATAGGCGTTCATCGTCACCACGCCGGGGTCCGCGAGGCCGGTCAAGAATTCTTTTTGGGTGGAATCAAGGTCTGTAACCTCGATATCTGGCGCCGCTGAAGAGGACCCGTTGATATCGGTCACTTGCCCTACCTTGATCCAGGCTGTCGGGGTTGCCGTGGTGTTACCTGCATCAATGGTGATAGTTAGCCCTACAGTATTTACGTCAATTGCAAATGTATCGTTGGTTGCGCCTGTGGCATAGTTTTTAACCACAAAGGTCAGACTGTTCAGCGTAGCGGCGTTAGCCCCGGTAAAACCCGCTAGAGTTACTACATCCCCGTTGGCGACTCCCGCATGGCCTGTGATAGCCAATATTGTGGGATAGCCCACCGTTATCGCTGTCAAGACCTCCGCCGCCGCTGCGCTCCCAGCAATGTGCAGGGTTGTCCCCTGGCTTAATACTGCTAATGTTGACATGGTTTAATCTCCTTTGCTTGTTATGGTGTCCAGATTGAGTAATCCATCGTTACCCTGTATAATCCCGTTTCCGGGTCGTCAAGGTCCATCGAATTGAGCGGGACATTGACAAATGTAGCTGCTATCATTGCAGCCTTGATTGACGCCTCCAAGGTCTTCACGCCGGGATAGTCATCATCCCATGCGTCTATCTGCACCCGCCTGTTCTCCGTTCCGATAGGGCCATCAAGGGCAACCTCCGGGACGTTGGAAACCACCTGGAACGTGATGTAAGGCTTTACCACGTTCAAGGGAGCTTTCAGGGGATATGCCCGATTTGATACCAGCGTTTTAAGCAGCGTTCCAATGGTGTATTCAATGGCCAAGTTTCGCCACCTCTTTATCTATTCTCGGCCCCATGTAAGCCCGGATTGCTTCCGTTGCCGCCTCTTTTTTCTCGTCAAAAGCGGGGCGCATGAATGGGCGTGCTGTCATTTTCGCAGTTCCGAATTCCGGGAATCCCCAATACCAGTTTCGTTTCGAAACATAGACCCAGTATGCTATCAGCGGGGATGAAGACCGGGGAGCTTGCCTGACCTTGATGCCCTTCTTTTTTAACTCTCCCGGCTGGATCAATACCCGCTTAACGCCCTTGCCGAGAAAATGAGCTTCGGCGCTTACCGGACATTTCGCTTTTGCCTCTTTCTGGATGACCACCGCTCCCGCCCGTATCGCCCCGCGCATGACGTTTTTCGCAATCCGGAGCGGCAATTCAGCCAGCCTCTTTTCGAGGTCGGAAAGGCCTGTAATTGAAAACGATCCGGTTTTGATATCAGGCATCTTTCACGCCCTCAGAATAAAGCAGTTGGAAGCTTTCATGATTCAGCCCCGCATCAATTATCGCCTCAATGTTGTAGTGCTTCCCTTCGTAGGTAATCCGCATATCGGTACTGAGGCCGGGGATGTAGTGCATAAATATCTTCCCGGATATCTCCGCGTGTTCAGCCTGCGCGCCTATGAGTTCCCGCCCGGAAAGAGGCTGAATGTCAATCCACGCGGTAACAAACGTTACCCATGTAATCGTCTGGCCACCATACGTCCCATCGGCAACCGCCAGGGGCTTTTCAATGGTTGCGTATTTATTGAGTCCGCCGAGGTTCATTTATATCTCGTTGAAAATTCTTTCCGACGCCAGAAGCATATCCCGCGCCATTATTAATGTGTCATTTGTTCTCGGGTCGCGGGTGTAAAGCCGCTCCAATTCCAGTTTGATCGCATTCTTGACAACCTGCGGAACCGACGCCGCCAGCCCGTATCCGGCATCATACCGGATAGTAATTGCGTTGTTTACACTGTAGGTTGACGGCCATGAATAGCCGTATTCCGGCCTGATCCGCGCCGGTTCTGAATACGCATCAACCCGGTATGATGCCGATGATAATGTTTGCTCCACCCCCGCTGTATCTAGGTATTTGATGGATGTTAACGGCGTTTGAAGTCTCGGTCGCGGCAAGAGGATTTCTGCCGGGAATGTGTCAAACCGGCAGTCAATCGTCTGCGTGATAATCGCCCGCCGCGTAATGTTTTCAGCCATTTCCCGCGCCGCCGTGATAAGAGCCGAAACGATGGTGTCATCAGCCAACACCGGCTCAAGGGTTATCGTGGAAACAACGCCGGTTGCATCGAGGGTAACGGTCCCTATTGTCGAGATAATTACCGTCCGCGGGGTTCCCGCTGATGCCGTTGCCCACCCGGACCCGACCGCCGTTCCTGCCGCAATCGCCACGCTCCCGGCTCCGGTGATGGTAAGAATATAAGAACCTGTAGCGGGAAGCGCGCATGTTTGATCAGCAACACCCGTGGCAAAGTTCGGTGCCGATGATAATCGCAAATGCGCCCGCGCTTCCGCAAGAGTGATCGGCTCAACTGCCGGGGCGGTGTATATGACAAGAGATGCAGACATTTCTACTCCCGCGGGGCAGGTCATCCCTACCCCGCGCATCGGTTAATTACACATCCACTTCTTCCCATAAAAAGAAGAAGACGGCCCCAGCCGTAGTCGCAGTCGTAGTATAAGTCATGACAGACCGGCCAGGAGGCAGAATGATAGACCCCTCAACATTGTAAATGCTTTGTGGCACCGCGACCTGCGTGCTAGTTGCACCGGTGCCAATTGTCCCGCATACTCTCTCAAGCACTGGAGTAGCAATAGTAGCCCCATCGTCACAATATGCTACCGATGCGCCCGCGCCATTTTTAGCGCATTTTGCAGTTAACGCTGCTGCAAATCCAGTCGTATCTGACGACATCAGGCCGATAACACCATCGTCAGAACCTACTACCGACATGGCCCACCCGAATTCATGGATAATCAGATTTTTACCACTACCGGTCGGGTTGCATATGCCGAGCCCGGTCCAAGTGGTTGCTAATGCCGCCGTAGTAGCGACAGCAGCCTGATTAGCACAACTAAACAAGCGGCCAGCTATTGCAGCCTCGGTATATTTACCGCTTGCTATAGCTATTGCACCTGTCGGATCAATCAATACAGCCCTGCCAACCCCGTCACGATCTTTACCGTACATAATTTTTCTCCTTTACACAGCTTGGATAGCCGTCATTAGTCTCAAATCCCGGACCCACATCCCGTCATAGTAAATGTATTGCTCACCTGTATCGACGGCGTGGTATTCAGACCCTTCCGGGGCTTCATCAGGTTTTGCATCGGTTGATAAACCGTTCCACCGCAATTTTTTTGTTTCAAGACATACAGTCATGAGATACCTCCGTTACAGCAATGCTACTACATATGCCCCCGGATCGATGGGCGTATAGAAGAGTGTAAATTGTCCCGTCCCCGCATTAAGAGCAGTCGTTAAATACAGGAACCCGATTCTCCCAATACTGGGATCAACGGTTGCTGATGGGGCAACGCCAACAACCAGGTTACAAGATGCCCCGCCGGGACACGCTATCGAAATCCCGGCAGACCCATCGACATTCGTGGCAGTTGCAATAGTGGCTCCGGGCAACGAAATCCTGCGCCCGCGGACAAACCCATCACAGTCGGCAGATGTCGCAGAGATAGGTTGCACGGCAATGCTCGGGGTATCGGATATAAAATTGAATTGGAATTCAGTTGTTGAAGATGCGTTCGCCAATGTGGTCGCGCCTACTTCAAACCACAAAGCGTGTATGAGAACCCTGTTATAAACTCTAAACGGATATGCTTGGGCTGACCCTCCAAAAGCAGTGTAGGCAAGTTCTTTAGCCGTTTGGACAATGAGCCCGTTTTTGATATCTGCTATCCGTTCCCTGGTAGATGCGTTGTAATTCATTTTTTGCCTCCTTTGGCGGCTGGTTCTCCTGCCGCTTCTTGTTTCGCAGGAGGGGGGATTTCAAGTATATCAATCCTCTTCTCCAGTTCCTCAATACGCGACAAGAGGGCTTTTGCAGCGGCATTTGCAGCTTCATCCGCGATTTCTTTTACCTGTTCGACTTCAGCTCGTAACATATCGATCTCCTTATTTCAGGCACGTTGCCGAACGGTTACTTGCATATCGGGGCTCAAGGATCGCAACACAGTGGCAAATCCCGGAAGTCCCGGCAGCAACGGTGATGGTAAGCCAATTATCTCCATCGGTGATGGATGCCGCAGAGATTTCCACAACCAAGAGTTTGTTTGACGCTGCGGTCAGAGATATCGTGGTTGTACTGTCTCCCCATGCGGCCAAAACGTCACAACTCGCCGCACTTGCAGCAACAGCCGTGCCTATCACTGCCCCGCCTGCTGCATATTTAGTAACTACAGCATTTGTCTTGGTGCCCTCACTGGTTCCGCTTTTGGGGGTTATGGTAATATCTGTCGTGACTGCTCCGAAGGTGAAGACAAATGTGGCCTTGTGGAATCCGGCCATATTGATCGAGTCACAATCCAAGCCGGTACTGACGTTTGCAGAATTCATCACAGGAACTATTTTCATATTTTCAGCAATCATGATCTTATCTCCTTTACCGGCGGGGTTTGCTCACCGGCCCTTGTTAATTATGCCCTTGTCGCCAAGGCGACGAAATGGGAAAGCGTGTTGCTTCCTTTGTAAGGAGTCAATGCGGTTGCCCTGATAGGCTGGCCGTCAATCCGGAGGACGAAACGGAACACGCTCTCGTCGTAAATAAATCTGACATGGATTGACATATCTGCCTGTATCCCACCCTTGCGCCCGAGTTGGTATCCGCCGAAGTCGGCAAGGATGATATCGCCGACGGTGCCGAGGGTTGCGCACTGCTCAATCGGCAGGACCGGCAGCCCGAGGATGGTGTTATACGGGGTCTGTGAAAGCCCGCCCGCAGGCATAAAGATCGGAGCGCCGCCTGTCCCAACCGCGAGAGACAGGGTGAAGAGCTGTGGTATGGTGTCCTGATTGATGAGCCACACGGCCCGCCCGAGGCTGGAAGCGAAGAGCCGGGAATACATTTTGACGATGTTTTCCGCCTGGATGGTGGCCGCACCCTGCCCGGTTTCTTTAGCAACGGTTACGAGGCACCCTGCATTCAGAACCCCAAGAGGTTGGCCCGCGCCGGTCCCGTTGACGAGTGCATCGTCAATTTTGAAATTCATCTCGGAGGGGAAGGCCATCCGAAGAAAGCTTTCCAGCGCGGCGGCGTCGGCAAGGAGTTCATCGGTTGCGTAGCAGAGGCCGAAAAGCTTCTTAAGGTTCAGTTCGATCTGCCGGAATTTTGGCTTGCTGGCGGTCTTTTCCGTGGCCTCGTCGCCCCAGTATGAGATTATCCCACCGAAACGGGAAGCGGCGCGGGAGGTTTCATCAACGCCATTCAGTTTCATGGAGTTGGCATTGTTGGAGATTTCTACCGACTGGCAGCGGGCCGCAAGAACACCGGTCTGGAAGATATCCTGAAGCAGGACGTTGGAAAAATCCTGTTGGACGAGGAAACCGCCGTCGGAAGGTGTCGTTTCGTTGAGGCCGGAAGCGGCGTTGAACAGTCGGGGGTCCGCATGACCACCGGGGCGGGATGCGTTGACAACGGCCATCATCTGCTCGCCGAAACTCCCGAATTTGTCCTTGCTCCTGGAATCCTGCGGGACTTCAATCCTGCCGGAGTTCTGGGCGACGGTGGCAGGCGCGGAGACGGTGGACAGCGCAGAATTCAGCCTGTCCTGGCGGTCCAGGGTGTCCACGGTCTTTTTCAGGTCTTCTACTGCGTTGAGGATTTCGTTCTTGAGTGCGAGTTCAGCATCGTTCAAATCTCTGTTTTCAAGCGTGGCCCTGGCGTTGATGTCCGCTGATTTTTTCATCAGGTTGCTGATATCTTCGCGGTACTGGGTAACTGTTTTCATTTTCCTATCTCCTTTTTAGGCGTTAAATTGCAGGGTAGGTGCTACCATTTCGGCCCTTATCAGCAAGTCATGCACTCGGTCTTTTCTCACCGGCGCAACATCCCGTTGCGGTTCAGGTTCGGCTGGCGGTTCTTCATCCCGAAGGTCGCCGTCAAACCCTTTGGCTAAAATCGCCTTTGCATTTTTGGCGCTACACCCTACATCCCGCAGGGCCTGCTCCATTTCCCTTGCTGTCGGTGAAGTCCTTATATCTCTGAGATCATCCGGTACGTTGGCAAAAACACTCAGGTCAAACAGGTTCTTCACCTGGTTTTTCTTTTCCTTTTCGGTCCCTTTATCAACTTTGTCAGCAAATCCCATCTCGACGGCTTCATCTGCCGTCATCCAGGTTTCATCCGCCATGAGTTGATTAATTTCCTCTTCTGTTTTGCCGGATTTGCCCTGATAGATTTGGGAGATTGTACCGCCCACCTTGTCGAGTAAATCGGCCTCCTGGCGGAAGTCGTCGGCGGTCCCAATCATGATGGACCATGGCTGGTGTACCATCATATAAGACCCTTCCCCCATGTGGACCTCATCCCCCGCCATGGCAATCAGTGACGCTATGGACGCCGCCAGGCCGTCTACGTGGACGATTACCTTTGCAGAGTGCTGTTTCAGCGCGTTGAATATGGCCGTCCCGTCAAAAACGGAGCCTCCGGGGGAGTTGACCCTCACATGAATAGTCCCGGCGGTGATATCCGCCAGTTGTTTCACAAGGTCATCGGCAGTTATCCCCCACCACGATATTTCATCGTAGATATATATGGTTGCCTCATCGGTCTTGTTTTCGATCTTCAGTCCATTATGGATGCCGCGTTTAAACGGGCTTTTGCTATACCGTTGCATTATCACCTCCATTACTGCCTGTTTCGGTTATATTTGGAGCCGGTGAAGGCGTTTTTATCGCTAGTTGCTCATCTATTTTGCTAAGCGGGATCATGTTTAATGGGACAAACAAATCATCTGCATATTTGCTTTCCGAGGGGTCCATATTCTCTTTCTCCCGGACCTCATTTTGGGACATGAAGCCATTACCCCACATGGCTTTATAATAATTTGCCCTGTCTGCGGAGTTCCCCCGCAACTGTCCATCCACGTTATGCCGGAAATAAAGCTTTTGCTGGACCTTTTCCGACTCAGAAAGCAGTTGCATATCGTAATTCTGCTCGAATCTGATCAACCACGGAAGGATTGAATCGACTACAAACGATATCTGCTCCGACTCAATATTAGAGAATGACGACCTTGTAAGGTCTTTCAACTTGTGCGGCGGGAGGTTGAACCAGCGGGCGATTTCCGGAATCTGGAATTGACGCGACTCCAAGAACTGTGACTCTTCGGGAGGAATGCCGATCTTTTCAATCTTCATCCCCTCTTCCAACAATAGCAACCTATGGGACTGTCCTAACCCGCTATGCGCCTGAGTTAGCGACGTTTTAAGGTTATTATGCGCCACATCGGAGAGTTTGCCGGGATGCTGAACGACAACCCCCGGATGCGTTCCGTTGCCAAAATATAAACTGCCAAACGTCTCCATTGCCATGCCGAGGCCGATTGATTTCCGAGCCATACCGACAACGGAATAGCCGGTAAACCCGTCAAATCCGAGGCCTGGAACGTGCAAAACCTGCGCGCGTGGGAGTGTTACAGTCTGCCCCCCAACCTGAATATGGTAATACATGGCCCCTTCAATCATTTCAGGGCGTATCCGGTTCGGCGGGATCGGCCATAACTCCCGCACCTGTCCGAACCCGTCCCGGACAATCTCGGCATAGGCGTTGCCCCATAACAGGATATGCGCCGTTATGACCTCCCGGAATACCTGAGCTGTCATGTAGGTGTTTGATTGGCTGTGCAGAACACGAAAGAGGGATTTTTCTTCAGCTTTGATGGTTTTGCGTTGATCTTTGCGGAGTAGATGGAGGGGCAATCCGGAAACCGTCCCGGAAATCAGGGTGACAGCATTCCACACAGCCGAATAGGTGAGGGCACTTTGCTCGGTGACTGTTTCCCCTGATAGCGATTGCGCCCCGTATAAATTCCAAAGTGACGGATTCCACGCCTTGTCATCGGTAAGTGACAGGTTTTTGATGAGGAATTGCCGTATTTTGCCCATGAGTTTCAAGTACGGGCACAAAAAAACGGCACTACTCCCGATGACAAGAGTATGCCGTTTTTCTCCAACTGATAAACAGGGTGACTAAACATGCGGTTGCGCTCCATTGTGGCAAACCGACTTTCATAATCCCCCGCCCACTGCGGGAAACCGTATTTTAAAAAGCTATATACCTGTTCTGTGTAAATTGCAAGTATTATTTTTACTCTGCTGTGTAGAAAAGTTACACCGTCATCCGTTCAATGATCGCTTCTTCCGACATACCCTCATAAATCGACCGCTGCATTTTTGCTTCAGGATTCATGGCCATCAGGGCCACTGCCGAGAATGTCGCCATCAACGGGTCAATCTTCCCGGTCCCGCTGGCCTGCTTAGTGATGGATATCGCGTTGCCTCTTGGTTCTACCCTGGCATTGCCGACGCACCATAGCATCATAGCTGATGTCGGGACAATAATAGTTTTTTCCGCCACTTTGCGCTCTAAGGTCTTAATCGCCCCGTTGAGCCGCCACCCCTGAGGGATGCCCACTATCCGATCGTGTTCGATTGCGTTCGCCCCGTTCTCGTCGCCAGCTTCCAGTTCATCGACAATAGCGCCAATTCCGGCCTGGTCAACGCCGATCCGGTCGAGAAGCCCCGATATTTCACACCGCCTGACAATATCCCCGGCGTCTTTTATGTCCTGGCCGATCTCCGCAACTATGACAAGATCCCCGTCTTTCTCGAAATCCCGGTACTTTGACGCTTCAGATTTCCGCCGATCAATGGCAATCGGGTTACACCATGCGCGGGTGAATAACAGCCAATCCCCGGTTTCGGCGTGTCGTCCCAGGACGGAGAGGCCGAGAAGGTCATCAAGCCCCCCGCCGTCAATGCCGATCTCGATAACATCAGACTGTGTGAGGATGGTTTCGAGGGTGACATCTCCCGCGGCCGCTTCCCAAAAGTCGGCACCGGCCCACCGCTGGGACTTGAGAGAAAGCCCCATTTCAATGTTGAGGTGTTTGGAAAGAAAGCCCTGCATGCTGGCGTCACCAGCCTCTTCGGCTTTCTTGAACTCCCTGGAGATGAAAGCCTCATCGACGGACGCCCCTAAGTTGGGATTGGTCAAATACCAATATTTCGGGTCCATGTAGGCCTTATCTTTAAGGATTGATTCGGGATTTTCGTAAAGGATAGGAAGGAATGTGTTGTCATCTATCCGCCCGTCACGGACGCCGCGAGCATAATCAAGTTTCTGCTTGAAGACGCCTGCCGGGGCTTCGTCTGATTGTGTTGTCAGCCAGATTACAAACCCTTCCGGCCGGGAAGCAAGCCCCCCGCAGGCTTCACGGAGCATGTTCTCTGCGTTGGGTATCTTGCCAAACAACCACGCCTCATCGATCAATATGCCGGTTGCTTTCTTGCCGCCAACTGTCTCATTCGCCGCCGCCACGACCTTGAGCACCGCGCCGGTGTTCCTATGTGTGATCTGCCGGTAATGCTCCTGGACAAGAAACAGGTCGGAAAGTTCCTCGTCTGCCTTTATCATGTCGCGGGCGGGGTAAAAGCTGTTGTTCGCGATCTCTACAGTTGGGGCGAGGATAAGAAATTCCGCTGAATCCCGCCAGTTCCGGATAAGTGCGGATAGCATGACGCCCGCCGCGGTGGAGCTGTTATGCGTCGGAAGTATTGTTTTCCCAAAAAGAAATTGATGATCCGGAGCATCGACAGTTATGCATTTGACGGGGGTACTGTCTACTTTTTCCACTGATATTATTTGTACACTCTTACTTCTGGAGTTTTTCCTTTCAGACCCTAACCGCATTCTATCAAGTTTTCTTTTGAGCCTAAAAGCTGGGACTTCATCCCGGAACGCCATAAACTGAACAAAAAAAGCAGTCCCAGCGGGGACCCCGTTGCATTCTACCTGCCTTTCAATAACTGTACTTTTGATGCCAAAGGTTGAAAGAAGTTCCGAGACCCCCCGCACAAGCCTTTCATTTATTCCGCTAAAAGCCAAAACACGACCGTTTTTGTTAATGGTCCCATCGGTATCCATTAGCCCCTGCAAAAGGGCTAATCGTTGTGATATGCTTGATCTAAAATATTGTTCAGGAATATGTTTGTTGTTTAAAAGACCTTGCTCACGCAATATCTCATGTAATGAAAAACGGTTTGTTGGCGAAAGATGTGTGCCGTTACGTCGGGAATGATCCCTTTCCCTATCGCATTCATAACAGGCAGGGTAAGATTTGCCCCTTTTAGAATCATATCGCATGCGGATGCGTAAAGGATCATGTCCACGTTTGCAAGTTTTTTTATCAGTAATCCCTATTGATTGAGTCCATGCCTTGCTTTCCTTTTGATATCTGCTCCCAAGCAAAAACCCATCCGCCATGATGTTTTGCATTATTTCTTCATCGGCGCATGTTATCCGGGCTGATTTGCTGTGCCCATCGCCTAACCATGCGCCTAATGTGTACGGAGGAATCGGTAGTTGCATTTCAGGTAGGTCGATAGGCTGAGGCATTGGCATTGAATGATTTCTTGCTCCATCACCCGGCCGGAATAGAGTTTCCGCTATTTCACGTGTGGTCCTTGTCCGGATTCTCCGCGCTATATGGTTGTTCCCCGGACCTTTCCCCGGCCTGTCAGCAAGAGCGGAGGTGGTCCATAAATGCCCTGCGTCAGCAACAACGATCTCCCCATTACTAAATTCAAGCCGATAACAATCATGGTCAGTGAAAATTTCCGATTCGCCAAGTACCGCGCAGGGTTTGCCATCGGTTCCAAAAACCGCATCTCCGGCGTGAATCTCACCGATTGCTTTCCACCCGTCCGGTGTCGGGATAGGAGTATCCAGAGCAAGGGCTTTGGAGTTTTTCTTGCTGATAAGCAGGAAATATTCAGAGATAAGGCGACGGCCCGTCTCGTTGTCGTATGAGCCGAAGATGGACGCCACGAAGTCGAAAACCCACGGACGCCCCACCTCTCCATAAGTCGGACGGCCCAACACATCGACAAGGCGGAGCTCCTTGAATATAGAAAGGGCACTTTCCGCTTCTTGAGGAAAGAGTGGAGGGGGGATGATCGACTCCCCGGCCATGAGACGGGTTTGCCAGTCTTTACAAGAGGTGCTCCATGTCATTTCTTATTTACCAACTTCAGCGGAGGTATCCCAGCAGCAAACCGCCCCGCGCCCGCGCTCTTCGCTTTGTCGATCTTCTCCTCTTTCTTGCCGGAACCTTCGCCCTTGCGAGTGTGGCAGAATGGCGCGGCGGCTATTGCCAGCCGGTCTCGCCGGTCCTTTGATTCCCGTGGGTCGTTCATCACCTTGAGCATGTAGTCAAGAGGTAGCATATCTTCAGACGTCGCGCCCTTGTCCTCCCCGCCCGTCTCATAAGTTTTAGCCAGTTCAGCCGCAAGCCTGCTCATCTCCTGTGTCTCTGCCGCTGTCGGCTTCTTTCCCTGAGCCGCCCTGTCCAACATCCCTTTGTAAAAGACTGCCAGTTCTCCCGCCTTTGTGACAAAAGGGACCCCCGCTGATTTAACAGGTGTCTTCTTTGCTGATCCAGGTTTTCGACCGGCTCCCGGCCTGTAACCGCCACGCGCCATTATTCTATCCTCCTGATCTCAATCCCAGGGAAAGCGGTCTCCGCGCGTTTTTTAATCACGTCGCAGTAGATCGGGTCGATCTCCATGCCGTAACAGGTGCGACCCGTTTCTTCGCAAGCAATAAGGGTTGACCCTGAGCCGAGAAAGCCGTCAAAGACTACTTTCAGAAAATCGAACCTTTGTAAAATCATCATAAACAGCCCGACTGGCTTTTGTGTCGGATGGACTCGCGCCTTCAATTCTAACCGTCGCTCCCCTTCCCTTGATAACCCATTCCAAAGGTACTTGAAAACTCGAATGCCGCCCTTTCCAAAAGAGGTCCAGGCCATCTCTGCCTCTGAAAAGTTCCCCGTCATTTCCTTATCCCAAACAAACCAGCACCGGGAAGGAGGCAAAAAGTCTGTAAAGTAATTGCCGCCCCAAAGTATGATGTTTTTCAGGTTCATGGATTTGCAAAGAGAATAAAAATCCTTTGCGGTGTCTGTTGTTTCGTCGCCCTTAATAACGCGGTATTCTTTGGCGGGGACTATCTTAGCGGCGCCGACGGTGCCGGTCTTAAATTTGGTGGGGCCGCCCCCACCAACCTTTCCTTGTTTGTTACTTCCTTGGACAATGTCAACGCCATAGGGCGGGTCGGCAAAAACGACGTCAGCCATTGCCCCCCCCCATAAGCCTTTTCACGTCCTCGGCCTTTAGCGAATTCCCACACATGATCCGGTGCTTTCCGATCTGCCAGACTTCCCCCGGTTTGGTCACGGGACATTTAATCGCTTCGGCTTCGGCTCCGGCGTCAAAGTCATCCTCTTTCGCTTCCCCCCCCCCCACGCCCAGCCAGTCCTCCGGCAGATCAACCCCCCACTCCACTAGCGGCAAATCGCCCCAGGCGTTCGCAAGCGCGTCCATGTCCCATTTACCGAACCCCCCGTTATCTTTTATCACAAACTCCCGCTTCTGTTCAGGAGAAAGGCCAGTGACGACCTTCGCCGTGCATTCCTTCGCGCCGGATTTCCGCAAAGCCAGCGTTCGCATGTTACCACCAAGGACGGTCATGGTCTCATCGACAACAATCTCCCTCAATTCAAGCATTTCCGGGAAGCCAGCCAAGCTCTTAACAAGCAAATCCATGTCCTTCTTTGATATCGTTCGCGGATTGTCAGGATTCAAACAGATTTCACTGAGCTTTACCTTTTTCGTTGTGATTTCCAATTCTTGCCGCCTTTCACTTTTCAAATTAAATCAAACACGGGATTAATT